TCTTCATCTTCTTCTTCATCTCTGAAAAACTCATCATGAAGTCTCCAAGTCGCTGATTCTGCTAAGTTGTCAAAATCCATCGATTTATCTCCTATTTTTTATAGCTTAAGTGTAGCACCATGCTACATTTAAGGTCAATAGGTTTTGTTAATTTTCTCAAAATGCTACATATAAATAATTGATTTCTATATCATGACAGAAAGAAAAGTGTTTTAGCGCTCAAACCGTTATGACGAGGCATTTTCGAGTTGGGTCCAGAGCTCCTGAGGAATCTCCCCTACCTGTAGGGAGTCAGACCCCGCATGTAGGGAGTGATCAGCCACATGTAGGGAGTCGATATCTAGGGGCAGTGAGTATTGTGTCCATCGCCCTTGGCCGTCCTGTCGTAGAGCCCCCTGAGCGATCAGCCCCTGGAGAATCTTAGTGATATCAGCAGCGTGGAGACCGGTAAATTAGCGCAGACATGAAGAGGCATTTTTAAGGTGAAAAATGGAAGAAGAAAAAGTTAAGACTAAGCCAGGAAATAAACCAATACAGATCGATTGGGATTATTTTGAAGATTTAGCAATGGCCGGTTGTAGTTGTGTTTCTATGTCTGGACATCTAGGACTTCATTATAATACTCTACATGATAAAATTTTGGAAAAATATGGTCTTCACTGGAGTGAGCTCCGTGAAACTTATAAACAAAAAGGAAAAGATTTAATAAAATATACTCAATTTCAAAAAGCTATAGGAAAGAATAAAGATGCCGATACTACTATGCTGATCTGGCTCGGAAAGATTAGAGCCGATCAAAGAGATCCAGATAAAGTTCAACTAGAGACTACAGAACATTCGAAGGAAGTAGTAATCCAACAATTTCTACCCCGACCATACCAACTTCCACTCCTTCAAGCTCTTGATAGCGGAATAAAAAGAGCTTTCGTTTGTTGGCCTCGTAGACATGGTAAAGACGTAACCATGATCAATTGGGTCGTTAAAGCTCTTCATAAACAGGTTTGCGTTTGTTTCTATTGCCTTCCGACACTTTCTCAAGCTAGGAAGGTAATTTTCGATTCAATCACAAATGACGGTGTTAAGTTCTTAGACTATTTTCCTAAGGAGCTAGTTGATCAGATTAACAAGTCAGAAATGAAAATTACCTTTAAAAATGGTAGTCATATTCAACTCGTTGGCTCTGATAACTACGATAGTCTTGTAGGAACAAACCCAAAAGTAATTATCTTCTCTGAATACGCTGTCGCTGATCCAAAGGCTTGGGATTATCTACGTCCAATTCTTGCAGTCAATGGAGGGACGGCAGTATTCATTTCAACTCCTCGAGGAAAAAATCATTTCTGGGATCTTTATTGCCATGCTCAGACTAATGACAAATGGTTCTGTGAGAAGCTCACAAATGATAACACTCATGTTCTAAGCAACGAACAGCTCGAAGAAGAACGTAAATCTGGAATGTCTGAAGAGATGATTCAGCAAGAGTACTTCACTTCGTTTGACCGAGGGGTCGAAGGATCTTACTACGGAAGAATCTTGCAGAAAGCAAGAGTTGATAAGAGAATTGGAAGGGTTGCTTACGAGCCGCGTTCTCAAGTTTTCACAGCATGGGATATTGGTTACGGTGATTCAACAGCGATCGTATTCTGGCAGACGATTGGAACAGAACTCCGAATCATAGATTATTATGAGAATTCAGGGGAAAGTATCGCTCACTACGTAAAAATAGTGAAGGAAAAGCCATATATTTATGGAGAGCATTACTTGCCTCACGATGCGGGAGCGGGTAGCATTCAGACAGGCAGATCAGTTCAACAGATGGCTTCAGAGCTTGGCTTGAAATCTGTGATTCTTCCTAGAGATGATATTAGCGTGGGTATTGAGGCTACAAGAGCGCTGCTTGAAGTGGCTTACATCGATGACACAAAATGCGCAAGATTGATCAAATGTCTAGAAAACTATTGCAAGCGATACAACGACAAGCTTAATGTATATTCCGACACACCAAGACATGATTGGTCATCTCACGGTAGTGACGCAACACGTTACGCAGCTATGGCAAGAATTCACTACGCAAAAGGCGCTGGAAGTCTCAATGCTGAAAAGATAAAAGAAATGAGAATAAGAAACCTAGGGTATTAAAATGGACAAGAAAATCAAAGCAATCATCAAAAAACAAGGCGAAGCAGTTAAAGAAACAAAGGCTCTTCTAAAAGCAGATAAGAAACAAGATAAGAAAGTCGAGAAGGTCGAAAAGCTCGAAAAAGTAGCAAAGAAAATCAAAAAGAAATAGCTTTGTCGACTGTAAATCTTTTAGTTTGTATCATCAGTGTAAAAAAGCCAGGTTAAAAATGATCCCTACCAGTAATCCCGTTGCTCGAGAACTTGATGATAGATGGAAAGAATCTAACAGTCTTTATAATCTTTGGTGGCAAGCTGCCGATATCGATACCAAGTTAGAGTCTGGGCAACAGAACGACTATTGGAATTCGATTTACGGCAGCGCCAACCAGCGAAATTCAGGCCCATTAACCTTCAACATGCTTCGAAGACAGAAGAACATGATTGGAGGTTATCAGCGTAAGAATAGGCTTCAAACAATTGTTCAGGCGGGTGACAATGATCCTGATTCAGGGGAAACGGCAGATCAACTAAGTACTGTTCTAAATTGGGCATATAAGCAAGACAACACGTACGAAAAGATCTCTGAATGCTTTGAAGGCGCTCTTGTTTGTGGTCTCAATCTTCTATCCGTTTGGATGGACTTCAGAGAAGATCCCGAAAACGGAGCTATTAAGACCGATCGGATTCCTTTTAACGCTTTTCTAACTGATCCGTATTGGGAGAAAGGAGACTTCTCAGACTGCGGATGGGTTTGGACTCGTAAGTATATTACTCGTAGACAGCTTCTCAGCATATTTCCAGGATTAAAACAGAATCTCAATTCACTTGGTAAAGGATATAGCGCTAAAGATGGAAAGTTCCAGTATCTTGCTCAGAACTGGTATCAGTACTCGATGGATATGTATGCTTACGATGAATATTGGGTTAAGGACTATCGTAAAGGAAGAAAGATACTAGATACAGCATCTGGGGAAGTTCTAGATTGGACAGGAACGAAAGATCAGTTTGAGATTCTTAGAAGATTGAATCCGAACGTTAAGATGATCACAGCCAATGTTCCGACGATCAAGATGCACACTCTAGTGAATAACAATCTTGTTTGGGAAGAAAAGAGCCCATGGGGATTGGATAGACTTCCATTTGTTCCATTCATTTGCTATCACTGCACTGACGTACAGAATTACGCCTACAGATATCAGGGCTTCATTAGAGATGCAAAAGACTCTCAAATGCAACTCAATAGAATGAATAACGTGCTCTTAGATGCAATGAACGCACAAATTCAATCTGGTTTGATGGTAAAGGAAGATGCCCTTGTTAACCCAGAAGATGCCTTCTTCCAAGGTCCTGGAAAGGTTTTATACTTCAAAAATACCGCAAACCTAGCTACAGACGTTGCCCCTTTCCCCATACCACCCGTAGGACAAGGTTGGCAAGAGCTTATCCAGCAGTATAATTCTTACATAATGCAGACTACAGGCACTACAGAAGAGCTTTTCGGTCAGGATATGAGCGGTAAGGATATGTCTGGAGTACTTTTTCAGGCTAAGATGGGAGCGTCTCTTGTTGGTATGCAAGGGGTAATGGATAAGTGCAATCAATCTCAAAAGCTATTAGGAGAAATTACTCTAGAGCTTATCCAAAAGAACTTCTCAGCTGGTCACGTAGAACAGATTCTTGGTAAACCTTGCACGAAAGAATTCCATGTTGATTGGATTACAAAGTATCATGCTTCCTGCGAAGAAGCGGTCATGACTTCTTCTCAAAGGCAATTGCATCTTTTACAAGCAATGCAGTTATTCCAGGCCGGTATCTTGGATGACAAGCAATACATCCTTGAAAACTCCATGCTTCAAGATAAGAAGACGATCTTGGATAGGCAGAAAGAAAAAGATCAACAAGCGGCTCAGATGCAACAAATTCAGTTCAAACAGCAAGTCGAACAACAACAGATGGTTGCAAGATCGCTTGAAGCTAAGTCTCAGAACGATTTCGCAGCTGCCGAAGAGCGTCAGGCTAGAGCTGTTTCTGATATTGCATTAGCGAAAGAAAGAGCATCTCAAGCGGTTCATGATAGGGCT